TTGCAGATGCTCGTATAGCATCATCTAATGTATCACAACACGCAACATCATTTGATGATAATAAAATTGTTAATGATATTTCTACTCTTGCTTTAAGACAAGCATCTAACGAAAACAAAGGTGCTTACAATACTAACTCAATGTTTGTTGATGTATTTCAAGACAGCACTGGGATTGGTTCATTTACCACAAGTGCAAGAAATGATGCTGAATATGTAGGAAGTAATATAATAACTGAAGCATACGAAACTGGAAATAGAAATTCAATTTATACTCTTACAGCAAATAATATGTCGGCTATCTTTGCAGATGGAGATGGTTTTAATAACTGGCTTGATGGAACTAATAGTAATAATTAAGCCTCTAGTTGGGTTTTTCAAGCAAATGGTAATAATCTAAATGGTGCAAGTTTTGTTTTTGATTTAGGTTCTGGAAATTCTAAAGTTTATGTTGGTGCAAGAATACAAACTGGCTCAACTAATGGAAGTCATGGAACTTGGAGATGGCAAGGAGGTAACGATGGAGTAAATTTTACCACAATAAGCTCTAATTTTACTTGGGGTAATTCAAGAGATATTCAAACTAATTGGTCAAATGATACTGCTTACAGATATATAAAATTAGAAGGTCAAGTTGGTGCAGTTTCTAATAACCAAGCATATCAAAATGAAGTAACTTTTAAGGTTAAAACAAACTCACTTAATGCAACTGGAAACTTTATATCTAATGCAATAACAGCTCCATCTTCAACTAACAAGATGGGTGCTATTATTACTTATGAAGATGCACAAGGTACAAACACTTTAAATACAGATATTGTTTTACAATTATCAGCAGACAATGGTTCTAATTTTACAACAGCTACAATGACAGCTTTACCAGACTTTGCTACTGGTATTAAAATGGCTAAAGTAAATGATTTATCTGTAACAGCAGGAACACAATTAAAATATAAAATATCTTTTGCTAATCAAGCAAGTGGCTCTAAAGAAGCTAGAATAAGAGGTGTTAGTTTACAATACTAATGGCTAGGAAAAAGATAACACCAAAAGAGTTTAGCGAAGTCGCTACTGGTGTTAGACTTTCATCACATGAAAAACTTTGTGCTGAACGAATGAATAACATCTTAAAAACTTTAGAAGAAATGAAACGAGAAGTTAAGTCGTTAAGACAAGATGTTTCTATGGGTAAGGGTGGACTTAAAGTTATCCTAACTATAGGAACAATAATTGCTGGAATTATAGGATATTTTACCTTCGATGGCTAAGGTAGCAAAGAGTTACGTACCCCACGAAAGAAAACCCAAAAAAACAAGCATTGGTAAGAAAGCAAATTTATCAATGATGAATAAATCTAAAAGAAGACATCATAAAAAATGAAATTAGTTTTATTAATGGTTATGTGTTCTGCTACAGTTAATGAATGTATGCCACCTAAAGAAGTTGCAATACTAAACTCACATTATGATTGTATGATGAGAGGTTACAGCGAAAGTGCAAAAATAACACAAACTTTAGATATTAAAGAAGTCAACGAACATAAAATTTATTTTAGTTTTATGTGTAAACCAACAAATATAACGGAGAGTTAAATGGCAAGACGAGGATTATATGCAAACATTAACGCAAGAAAAAAAGCAGGTACATCTAGATCTAAATCTAAAAGTACAGTTTCTGCAAAATCTTACGCAAGAATGAAAGCAGGTTTCCCTAAAAAGAAATATGCCTAATAGAAACTACAGAGAAGAATACAGAAAATTTCAAAGTTCTTCTAAATCAAAATTAGATCGAGCATCTAGAAACAGAGCTAGACGTAAATTAATGGCTTCTGGTGCGGTTTCTAAAGGAGACGGAAAAGATATTGATCATAGAGATAAAAATCCAAGAAACAACTCTAGATCAAATTTAAGAATAACATCTAAAAAATTAAACAGAGGTAAATATCGTGTGGCTTAGTGCAATAAAATTAGCGATGAACGCAGGTACTCATATCTACAAAAAGAAACAAGAAACTAAAATGATGATGGCTAATGCCCAAGCGTCTCACGCAGAAAGAATGGCTAAAGGAGAAATTGAGTATTCAGGAAAACTTTTAGAAGCTAGACAATCGGACTGGAAAGACGAGGCAGTTTTAATAATTTTAACTTTGCCAATTTTAGTAATTGCTTGGGGAGTTTTTAGCGATGATCCAAATGCTTCTGCAAAAATAAAAGAGTTTTTTGAACAATTCCAACAACTACCAAGTTGGTTTACAAATTTATGGATTCTTGTTGTTGCAAGTATTTATGGAATTAAAGGAACACAAATATTTAAAGGAGGAAAGAAATAATGAAACAAATGATTAAATACAATTTAAAACATTTATGGTCTGACCACAAATTATTTGTAAGCGTTGTAGGAGTAATATTACTTATTGCTATAATAATATGATTGATAAATTGTGTTATTGGTTTTTTGGTTGGTGGGACAAACAATGTCAAAAGGTAGAAGACCTTTGGACTTTTTCATTCCCAAAACCTAAGAAAAGAAAAAAAATCAAAAATACAGAATGTCTATTATGCGGTAAAGACTTTGGGTGTACGTGTGGAGATTAATTTATGCGTGATACTAAACTACTAGAATCTTTTAAAAAGAAAGTAGAAAAACAATTAAAAGAAATGAACATCTTTAAAAATTTAAAGAAAGAAGTAGAGCATGGTGCTAATGGTACTCAACAGTATGTAATTAAAAAAGGTATTAACAAAGGGAAAGTTGCCAAATGAAAAAGAACCAATGGATATTACCTTTATTAGGAACTATCTTGTTAGGTTTATCTTCTTATGTTCTTATGACAATTGTAGAGTTACAAGTTCATTTAGGAATGTTAACAGAAGAAATTATGTCAATAGATAAACAAATAGGAAGAATATATAATCACATGGATAGGTTAACTAGCAAATGACTTTAAAAGCACATCAAAACCCAAGTGGTGGATTAAACGCAAGAGGTAGAGCTTACTTTAATCGTAAAGATGGTTCTAATTTAAAAGCTCCTACTAAAGATAAAAAATCTAAAAGACGTAAATCATTCTGTGCTCGTATGAGTGGAGTTCGTGGTCGTATGACTGATGAGAAAGGAAGACCAACAAGAAAAGCTTTAGCTTTAAGAAAATGGGATTGTTAATTAATTATGAGTGAAAATAATACAGAGAAAAAACTAGGAGAATTGCATCAGCAATTAACCGAAAAATTACTAGAAAAAGTAAGGGATCCAGAAGTTAAATCTGCGGATCTAAATGTCGCTAGACAGTTCTTAAAGGATAACAACATAGATTGTATGCCTGCCGAGAATAACTCTATGTCAAAACTAGCTGAGGAGCTACCATTTAAGCTCTCTGACGTTATACAAGGCAAAGACGACTTTAAACAATAAAGAGGAATCTCAGGCCATCTGTGGCTGATTAAAAGGTATAAAATGAAAGAAGTAACCCAAGATTTCAGGAATTTCCTGTATCTAGCTTGGAGACATTTGTCTCTGCCTAGTCCTACCCCCGTGCAATTTGATATAGCTGATTACTTACAAAATGCACCTAGAAGGGCTGTTATTCAAGCATTTAGAGGTATTGGTAAGTCATGGATATGTAGTGCCTTTGTATGTTGGAACTTGTTGAGAGATCCACAATTAAAGTTTCTTGTGGTATCAGCAAGTAAAACAAGAGCCGATGATTTCAGTACATTTACAAAAAGACTAATTACTGAGATGGACATACTAAAGCACCTTACACCTAGAGCAGACCAAAGGGGAAGTAATGTTTCCTTTGATGTGGCTCTAGCGAAAGCCGCTCATTCTCCGTCAGTTAAGTCTGTCGGTATCACAGGACAATTAACAGGTAGTAGAGCAAATTATATTATCTCTGATGACTGTGAAAGTTTAAATAATAGTTTAACCCAAACAATGAGAGATAAACTAACTGACAACGTAAAAGAGTTTGAAGCTGTCTTATCTCCACAGGGTAAAATCGTATTCTTAGGTACCCCACAATCAGATATGTCTGTGTATAATGATTTAGGTGCTAGAGGATATGAAACTAGAATATGGACTGCCCGTATGCCTGAGAGCTCTAAAATGGTAAGGTATGACGGAAGATTAGCACCTTATATTACTAAACAAGAACTAGATGAATATGAACCGATAGATCCTAAAAGATTTGATGATTTAGATTTAAAAGAACGTGAAGCTAGTTATGGTCGTTCTGGTTTTGCTTTACAGTTCATGTTAGATACTACTTTATCTGATAAAGAAAGATACCCTCTTAAGTTAAGTGATTTAGTAGTCATGGATATTAATAATGACATAGCACCAGTTAAAGTTGCTTGGGCTGGAAGTCCTGAGTATGCTTGCGAAGATTTACCCTCAGTAGGTTTTACTGGAGATAAATACTACAAGCCTATGTTTAAGTCAGAAGACTTTGGAGAATACAAAGGATCTGTTATGGCCATTGACCCTGCGGGTCGTGGACAAGATGAATTGGGAGTTGCCATCGTAAAACAATTAGGTGGTAATCTATACGTGCAGAGTTGCATGGGGCTTAGTGGTGGGTATACAGAAAGTAATCTAACTAAGATTGCTACAATGGCAAGAGATGCTAAAGTTAATGTTATTATAGTTGAGAGTAACTTTGGTGATGGTATGTTTACTCAACTATTAAAACCTGTAGTCCAAAGGTATTATCCTTGTACTATAGAAGAAGTTAATCATACGAAACAAAAAGAATTAAGGATAATTGATACTTTGGAACCTGTGATGAACCAACATAGGTTGGTTGTAAGTCCACAGTTAATAAGACAAGACTTTGATACTAAGGATCCTAACTACCAATTATTCTACCAACTAACTAGATTAACTAAAGATAGAGGTTCATTAAGGAATGATGACAGACTAGATGTCTTATCTATTGCAGTAGCCTATTGGGTTGAACAGATGGCAGTAGACAGTGAGAGAGAAGTGGTGGAACATAGAGATCATCTCTTGAAACAAGACCTAGAGAAGTTCCTAGATGGTACTCTAGGACGTAAACCAAGAGGCGACACTTGGATATAAGACAATCAGGGCTACAACTAATACTAGATAAAGCCCTATAGTATATTCTTATAGTATTATATCTATAAGTATTAGTAGTATATACACTATTAGATAACACATATGTATATTCACTAGGTATACACAGTGGAGAAGTAGAACTAGATGTTGTAGTAGACAAGACTACCGCCATACTTTTGCAAAAAACCTTAAATAAGCTATATTTGGCGTAAGGTCTTAGCGACAGAGTTAGTCGCTGACATATTTATAGTATCGATGTCAATACTTTTGTTGCAAAAATATGAATGGGTATCTCGGTTGCATACACTATCAAAAAACCCCCGTACAACCAAAGGTTGTACTCTAAGAAAAGTCGTCAAAAATTGACAATTACCAACAATTCACACAAAGGATATAACATCTTATGTGTTTATTATTGGTATTGATTGATTTTATTGGTGGTGGGTTGTTTAAGTTACGGGGCGTATCTGTTTTTTTTCGTTTAGTCGTTAAGCGGTCTTATGGTTTGGACAAATAAAACCGCTTAATGAAATAGCTACCTGTAATTATTTAAGTCGTTATGATTAATACAATGAGAATAAACAAAGTTATCACACCGCAATAAAATTGAATACTACTCATCATCGTGGTTAAGTTGCTTAATCTCAACATGGATACTAATTTCTGTTCCATTATGCCTGTTATAAATATTCTCTAATTGTTTAATCATTATACCTAAGTCATGGAACTCAATATCATCGTTCGATTTTGTTTCGTTGACTAAGATACCCTTGATTAACTTTTCTTTATCATGGTCGTATTTACTCGCATAAACTTTAATATTAACTTTATTGATATCAAAGTTTTGTTTTTCAACTACATCGGACATATAGATCACTCACTTTCTTGGTTGGTTATTGGTGTTGTTGGTTGGTTTTCAAAATTAAAACTAGTTTGCGGTGTGTACTCTCTTATGTTTACCGCCCGAACTGATTTCAATCTTAATGGCGTTGCTAGTTTTAAAGTCGGTATATTATAAGAAACATTGTTAAATCTCTTTTTATACCTTAATTCAAAACTCTCAATCGGTCTTAGTGTTTTATCAATAGCTGACTTGGTAAACTTAGCATTAAACTCACTAAGAATAGCATAATCGGAACTATTAACCGAAACCCACTTTAAATAGTCGTTAACATCTGTCGCTGAACTACAACTATT